TCTCCTCGGCGAAGAACGAGATGATCAGTCCGCAGGAGTTTTTATTGCAGGCGGAGGGTGATTTCTCCAAACAGAAGATTGCTGAAGTATATCTGGAATACGAAAAGCAACTTCGGGCGAACAATGCTCTGGATTTTGATGACCTTCTGGTGCGGGCAGTACAACTGTTTGAGACCCAGCCGGATGTGCTGGATTACTACCAGGAGCGGTTTCGCTATATTATGGTGGACGAGTATCAGGACACGAATACAGTACAGTTCCATTTGATCCGGATTCTGTCTTCCAAGTATCGGAATCTGTGTGTCGTGGGGGACGACGACCAGTCCATCTACAAGTTCCGGGGAGCCAATATTAAGAATATTCTGAATTTTGAAAGTGAGTTTCCAGATGCGACGGTCATCAAATTGGAGCAGAATTATCGTTCTACTTCCAATATTCTGAATGCGGCCAATGCGGTGATTCATAACAATATAGGGAGGAAGGACAAGACACTCTGGACAGAAAATCCGGAGGGGGAAAAGATTGCCTGTAAGCAGTTTGATAATGCATATGACGAGGCGGATTATATTGCGGCAGCGATCCAGAAAAAGGTCAAGGAGGAGAGGGCTTCCTACAAGGATTGTGCTGTTCTCTATCGAACTAACGCACAGTCCCGTATGTTTGAGGAGCGCTTTGTCTCCACGAACATTCCGTATAAGGTGATAGGCGGAGTGAACTTTTATGCCAGAAGGGAGATCAAGGATCTGTTGGCTTATCTTCGTACCATAGAAAATGGGCGGGATGATCTGGCGGTGCGCCGGATTATCAATGTGCCAAAACGTGGGATCGGTCTGACTTCCATCAACCGGGTACAAGAATATGCCCTGCAAAAAGAAACGGGGTTTTACGAGGCACTTCTGGCAGCGGATCTGATTCCAGGGATCGGACGTGCCCTTTCAAAATTGGAATCCTTTGTGGCATTGATTGAGCATTTTAAGGAAGAGGCAGGACGGCTGACGCCCCTTGCCCTCCTTACAGATATCATTGAGACATTGGATTATGAAAATTACTTAGAAGAGATCGATATGGAGGATGCCGAGAGCCGGATTGAGAATATCGAAGAATTAAAGAGTAAGCTCGCTTCTTACGAGGAGAGCTGTGAAGAGGCCGGAGAGCAGCCGACACTTTCGGGATTTCTGGAAGAAGTGGCGCTGGTGGCAGATATCGATAATCTGGACGAAGAGAGCGATTATGTGGTGCTTATGACATTGCATAGTGCCAAGGGACTGGAATTTTCGTATGTCTTTTTGGCAGGGATGGAGGACGGCCTCTTCCCAAGTTATATGACGATTACGGCGGATGACCCGATGGAGTTGGAGGAGGAGAGACGGCTTTGCTATGTGGGGATCACACGTGCCATGAAAGAGCTGACATTGACCTGTGCCAAGCGTCGGATGGTCCGCGGAGAAACACAGTACAATATAGCGTCCCGATTTTTAAAGGAAATACCAGAGAGCCTTATTGGAACTGTATCAGGGACTTTGCGGGAACGGCCGCAGATGGAGATTGCCCGTAACCAGACTTATGCCAAGGCAAAGGCAGCTTTTCATTCCCAGGCATTTGGGATTAAAAGGCCGGTTCAGCAGTTTAAGGTCGCTTCCGGAGAAGGCCCGGGCTATGATGTGGGAGACCGTGTTCGGCACATGAAATTTGGAGAGGGACTTGTCACCGCAATTACGGAAGGTGGTCGCGATTACGAAGTGACAGTGGAGTTTGACCGGTTTGGTGTGAAAAAGATGTTTGCCGCATTTGCCAAACTACAGAAAATTGATGAGTCGGGATTCTGACAAAAACAGGAAAACTTCACATAAAAAGATGGTATTCTGTTTATGATAGTGGTATAATTACGAAAAAGAATAAGCGTTGAGATGGCAACATCAGAAAGGAGAGGGAGCATGAGCGGAAAATTCGAAGAGATTATGGCAGCTTCCAAATTAAGCGAATTATTACAGAAAAAAGATGAAGATCATACGAAAAAGGTGATTGTTTGGGTACTGGCTATTATCGGAGCCGTTGCGGCTGTCGCGGCGATTGCTTATGCCGTATACTCATTCTTTACACCGGATTATCTGGAAGACTTTGAAGAAGATTTTGACGATGACTTTGATGACGACTTCTTCGATGATGAAGATGAAGTAGAATAATGACAGAAAAAGAAAGAGAAGATAGGGTAGGAAAGCAGCTTCCTGCCTTATTTTTTTGAGAATTGATAGGAGAAAGAAAGTATGAAAAAAGGAACGATCTATGAGGGTATTGTCCGCTGCGTGAAATTCCCCAATAAAGGAGTCGTAAGCGTGGAGAATGGAGAGCAGGAAGTTAGTGTAAAATACGCCATTCCCGGACAGAAAGTGAAAATTTTGGTCAATAAGGTCAGAAAAGGGAAAGCCGAAGGCCGCATCCTGGAGGTGCTGGAAGCATCGCCGAAGGAAATGCAATCCCCATGTCCGCATTTCGGGATGTGTGGAGGCTGTGCATACCAGAGTCTTCCATACGAAAAACAGTTGGAATTAAAGGAAAATCAGGTCCGGGATCTGTTAAAAGACCGGATTCCGGACGAGATCTTTGAGGGGATCAAAGAAAGTCCGGTGCGGGAGGCTTACCGAAATAAGATGGAGTTTACCTTTGGAGATGAATACAAAGACGGGCCGCTCGCCCTTGGAATGCACAAGCGGGGAAATTTCCACGATATCGTGACGGTATCGGGGTGCCGGATTGTGGATGAGGATTTTCGGAAAATTCTGGATTGTACCTTGGCGTTCTTCGCAAAGCAGGAAGTCCCATTTTATCACCGGATGCACCATGAAGGGTATCTTCGACACTTGCTTGTCCGGAAAGCGGTAAAGACAGGGGAGATCCTGGCAGATCTGATTACGACCAGTTCCTATATCGGGGAGGAGACGCTTCTGGAAGGATGGAAGAAGGCACTGCTTAATCTTCCGCTTAAAGGAACCTTTGCCGGGATTCTACATACGAGAAACGACAGTCTGGCGGATGCCGTGAAAGATGAAGGAACAACTACACTTTACGGGGAAAACTACTTTTACGAAGAGCTTCTAGGCCTCAAATTCAAGATCACACCGTTTTCTTTTTTCCAAACGAACTCATTGGGGGCGGAGGTGCTCTATGAGACTGCGAGAGATTATATCGGAGATACAAAGAACAAAGTCGTGTTCGACTTGTACAGTGGAACGGGAACCATCGCCCAGATTGCGGCGTCGGTGGCAAAAAAGGTAGTCGGTGTGGAGATCGTGAAAGAAGCCGTGGAAGCGGCGAGAGAAAATGCAGCGTTAAATAAGCTTGACAACTGTAACTTCTGGGCGGGAGACGTACTGAAAGTAGTGGATGAGCTGAATGAGGTACCGGATCTCATTATCCTTGATCCACCGAGGGATGGCGTACATCCGAAGGCGCTTGAGAAGATCATTGATCGATATAGGTGTGAAAAAGTCGTTTACATTTCCTGTAAGCCCACCAGCCTGGCCAGAGATCTACAGGCCTTCCAGGCGGGCGGGTATGAGGTGGAACGGGTTTGCTGTGTCGATCAATTCCCGAATACCGTGCACATCGAAACCGTGTGCTTGCTTCGGCTGAAGCATTAACAGAATGTCCAGTGGATCTCGATATCAGCATTCAGGACGACGATCTTGTCGATCAGGAGCCGGATCATGCGATTGATGTATTCCGTGTTCCCGGACCGGTATGCTGCATCGAATGCAGAGGCATAAGACTGCACCTTCTGGATATCAAGTGGAACGCTGGTAGAGGCGCCGTCCAGGCTCTTCTGCAGCGTTTCTTTTTCGCGCTTCAGATCCTGAATCCGATCTTCGATGTCGGAAAGATCCAGGACGCCGATCTGATACAGGTTCAGAAGTTTATCCATCTGAGTCTGAACTTCCTTCAGACGGTCCTGAAACAGCTCTGCTTCATCAACCCGCGGTCCGGAATCCTCCTGGATAATGGATTTCACATATTCCTCATCCACTGCGAGCTTCCGGATCTCATTGATAATGATCTCATCGAGTTCTTCCTGCGTGTACGGATGCAGCCGGTTCGTACAATGATCAGATCGGATCATGGCCTTACTGGTCCGGCTGACAGAATAGCAGACATATCGTCGGAGAGCGTATCCCCTGGAGATGCGCCGCGGCTGCATCCTGGCTCCGCAGTCCCCGCAGTACAGCAGGCCGGTCAGCAGGCTGACAGATCTGCAGCTCTGCTTCTGAACCTCCTTGTTATGCACAAGGATCGCATTCGCCATATAGAAGTCGGTCTCGGAGATGATCGGCTCATGCAGCCCGTCGAAGAGCTCGCCGTTCTGCCGGACCTTTCCGATGTAGATCGGGTTCCCAAGAACCCGGCGCACGGTCGTTCCGTTCCAGTTTCGCACCTTGCCGTATTTCTCGGCCATCCGGGCCGCGATCCCGTTGATCGAGTTCCCGGATAGGAACAGCGAGAAGATCTCCCGGATAATGGCTTCCTCGAACGGATCTACCACAAGGTCATTGCATCCAGGCAGGAACTTATATCCAAGCGGCGGATGGGAGCCATTGTAGTGCCCCTTTGCGATCCGGGCTGCCCGGCCCATCATGGTGCGTTCTTTTATGTTCTCGCGTTCCAACTGGGCAAATGCTGCCAGAATCCCAACGATCGCGCGGCCAAAGGCGGTGGATGTATCGAAGGACTCCATCATGGACACGAAGTCGCAGTCGTTCGCGAGGAAGACGTCCTCGAGCATGATCAGCGTGTCCTTCTGCGACCTGGAGAGCCTGTCCAGCTTCCAGACAATGACCTTCTTGACGAGATGGCCCTGGACATCGCGGATCACTTCCTGGATCGCAGGACGGTCCAGAGAAGCTCCGGAGAAGCCGGCATCAATATGAACTTTATGAATTCGGAACCCCATGGCCTCACAGTACCGCTTCAGTCGGTTCTCCTGCTCTACTACGGAGTAGCCTTCCATGGCCTGCTCCATCGTGGAAACACGGATGTACAGATCAACGAGATCTTCCGGCGGTTCTACGGCCAGGGGGATGAGTTTCTTATTTTTCATATCGCATATCCTAAAAAAGAGTATAAAAAATAAACCCTTGTGGATTTAATGGAAATGCGATATACTTTTTTTGTATGAACAGTATACCGCTTTCCACAAGGGAAGCACAAAACCGTCTGGTGTTGGCGCACTGGGCGGTTTTTTTTATTTGATCTTAGAAAGAGCGGTACAGATCTTTACATACGATTCTCCGCTTATCTCCCCAGATTCAAATAAATTTTTATATCGAATCATTTCTGCGTCTGGATCAAAGGAGCTTTCTTTCTTTTTATAGACAGGAAAGTCTTTTAGGATTCCCATTTCTCCCGCCAGATAATACATATGCTTGCAAGGCGCCTGCCGGATTGCGAAGTCCGGACAAGTACACTCATGCAAGGTAGCTTTGTATGGATCCGATCCGGATCCTTGAATGATGACCTGACCGGAATCTAAATCCAAAGAAACAACATCCTTCTTTAATTTCTTAGAAGACTCGATTCTCTTTACTTGTTCGAAGTCGGAATGAATTTCCTCGGGCCATCCGCCAAAATTTATTTTCATGCCTACGCCCCCTTATCTTCCGTTTTTGTACCATTCGAAGCTGATGATTCTTCCGCCACTTTTTTCTGGAGCTCCAGAGTGCGCCGATAAGATTCTACTGCAGCATCGATATCGATGTCAGCGGGACTTCCCGGAATGGCCGGAGTGTCTTCAGATACATCATAGCATCCAGCAGCGACCTCAGTAATAAAGTTAAGAATTACATCCCGGTCCTTACGGGAAAGATTGGAGAATTTCTCCACAATCACATAATCCCGATGTGAATAATTATATTCTTCAGCCAGGGCATCCAGCGCCGTACTTGGTGCAGCCTTGAACATCTCACCGGTTCCGTTTCGGAGCCATTCTTCGTTCACATTAAATTCCCTGCATATTGAAAGAACGACTTGATCTGATGTGTTTCTTTTTCCGCTTTCAATAAGAGCAATAGAATTCTGCTTCAAACCTATTTTTTCAGCAAACGCTTGCTGAGTCAGATCAAGGACCTTGCGTACCTTCTTTATCCGATTGTTCACGTTTTCTCACCTCCTGCCCCGATTATACATTATAAATATTTCAGAGTCAATAAAAAATTTCACAGTCAATAAAAAACGACTTGACAATATGGATTTAGCAATATACAATTATTTCAGAATCAACAAATGGAAGGAGGAAACAGCATGAGCAAAGTTCAGACAACAGGCTTCGATCCGAAGGCGATCGACGACGCAAAGGTATTCTCTGAAATCTACATCAAGTTGCCTTCGGATAAGAAGGCGATGGTAATCGCTTTCATGAAGGGCATGGAGGCAGCAAAGGAGACTGCGGAGAACGAGACAGCGGATGCGCTGCTCACAAGGTAAACAGAATACGGAGAAAAGAGGGATGCGGGACCTCTTAAAAAACCCAGGTCTGGTGGAGCCGACGCAGATAAGTCCATCCGGCGGGGCGACTGATGCCTGCAGAGAACCGTCGTCATAGGGGTGGGAAGCGCAAACCCTAGTAAAAAAATCCCGGCTCGGAGGCAGATGAGAACACCAGAAGAGAGAACATCCGGAGCATGGACTGGTGGGTGCGATTTAACCCCGGATGGCGGCAATGAAAAAACCGCACTGCAGGCGACTGGCAATACGGCAACCCAAAGAATACTCAGGGGGCAGGACAGACAGGTTCTTTTATCGCTTTGGAGAACCTGTCACAGACTACCGGACCCAAGAAGCCTAGAGGGCAGAATGAAGGATCCGGAAGCGAGAAGAGAGGTGAAGAGAGATGATCACACATGTGATGAGTGATGGAACCAGGAGAAAGAGCATGGACGGGATCACCATACCAAGGGATCACCCAGTCTATGGAGTCATTCAGAAAATGTACAAGATGGAGGGAATAGAAGGTGAAGCAACCCAAAAAGCTGACAAGAAACCAAAAGGGAGAACTGCGTGACAGGTTCGGCATAGATCCAAAAGACTACGCCTGCCTTTACGACGTAGGATATGAGGCCTTGTACATCCATAAGAGAACAGGGGATAAGGTGCGGATCAGCAGATCTCCGGAAGGAGGGAAGCGGATATGCGCAGAAGACGAGGTCGAATGAGAAAAAGAAGGGCAGCCATAAAAACATTGTGCAGTGTGCTCGGAAGCGTGGCACTAGGATGCGCGGTGTGGCTGGCCCTGATTTTGGCTTTTCTGTTCGATCCAGACGAGCCGCCAGGACCTCCGAAGATCGTGGAAGCTCACGGCGTGTCGTACACCTTGGAGGAATGGCAGCAGCTTCAGGAGGAGAAGGCAGCGTATGAGGCCGAGGAGGCCGCCAGGCAGCAGGAAGAGCTGGAGTACATGCAGAAGGTCCAGGAGGCGGGGAATTCCCGGATCAGTGAGACCAGGAAGCTGACAGAGATCCGGAGCCTCGACTGGAGCGGAGAAGAGTCGTACATGCTGGCCAAGATCGCAATGGCTGAAGCAGAAGGAGAAGGCACGGAAGGGAAAGCTCTCGTGATCCTTGTGGTCCTGAACCGCGTATGGGATGAGGAGTTCCCGGACAGCATCGAAGAAGTAATATCCCAGGATGGGCAATTCACATCGTACTGGGATGGAAGGTACGACGAAGCCGCTCCGGATGAGGAATGCTGGGAAGCCCTCCGGATGATCCAGGTGGATAAGTGGGATGAAAGCCAGGGAGCTACATACTTCAGGAGTTCTTCGGACGAGTCAACATGGCACAGCAGGAACCTGCAGGAACTCTTCGCCCATGGAAATCACACGTTTTACAAGGAGGCAGATAAATGAAAGTAGTATATGTTCCGGTCGGGAAGGAACCGGAAATAAAGGAAATTGACGGGACGCTCGAGGCCATGCAGGAGCTCGTGGGCGGAAACATTGAGACAGTCCCATATGAAAACATACGCGGCATGGTATGCATACTGAACGAAAAAGGGAAGATAGACGGAATGGACCCGAACCGTCTGATATTCGGAGGAAGGGACTTCATCGCCGGAGACTTCTTCGTCGCAGCGGTCGGGCCGAATGAAGACGGGGACATGGACATCATAGGCCTGAATGACCGCCAGGAAGAGTTTGTAATGAAAACGATCGGCTTCGGGAGGTTTTACAAGGAATGAAGATAGCAGTAAAAGACGGAAAGATCCTGATCAAAGAAGCAGACGCCACACAGATGGCGATCATGAAGTCCTGGAACAAGCTGAAATGGAACAAGAGCCTTCAGATGATGGTCGGGGAGTGCGATCTGGAAATCCTGCAGAGGCTTTCAACGATCGTCAGGCTGCCGGGATCCATTGATGCGATCCGAAAGAAGATGGAAGACGTCCAGGAGGCCGTGGATGCGGAGCGGATCCGGAAGGAACCAAAGCCGCTGGCACATTATCCTGTCAAGAAATCCCTGTACACGCACCAGGTCAGGGCGGCGAATATGGCCCTGCTGACCTTCGGAATGGTCGATCCGGAAGAGGAGGCGAGGGCTTATGAAAAATAGCGATCTGGCAGCAGTCATGAAGAAGCACGGACTACCGGAGTCAGCGAAGGAGCTGGACAGCATCCTCCACGATTACAAGCTGCAGGGAGAGCAGCTCGGGAAGATGATACAGCTTTACGAGACAGAGCACAAGCCGCTCCATGAAATGGGGATCTTCCTCTGCCCGTGCTGCCATCACCGGATCAGCGAATACCATGAGCACTGCCACTGGTGCGGAGCCAGAGTCGGATGGTCCGATCTCATGAAGAAAAGAAAGAAGGAGGCGGAGATACGTGGCAAGAAGAGGAAGAAAAAGTAACCCGGCCAGAGCGGATCCGGGCCGCAGGAACAAAAGCTGGAGCGAGGCAGAGGATGCCTACCTTCAGGACAAATGGGGCGTCGTATCCATCCAGGGGATCGCGAAGGCACTCGGAAGGACCGAGAATGCAGTCCTTAACAGGAAGAACAGGCTGGGCCTCGGAGCTCACCTGGACGGGGGAACAGATATTTCCTATAACCAGCTTCTTGTTGAGCTGTATGGCCACGGAAATGGATCCTATGCCAAGGCGAGACTTATCCGGCATGGGATACCGGTAAAGGAACACAGAGTCCTGAAGAACCGGTTCAAGGTGATCGACATTGATGAGTTCTGGAAATGGGCAGAAGAGCACAAGGACCTGCTCGATTTCTCAAGACTTCAGCCATTCGCCCTGGGGCCGGAGCCAGAATGGGCGAAGCTCAAAAGGAAGCTCGACATCGATAAGAGGAGAAAGACAAAGAAGAACCACAATGCTCCATGGACAGCCAGCGAGGATGCGAAGCTGCGCCGGATGATTGAGAAAGGCACGTATACATACACGGACATCGCATCAGAGCTCCGGAAGACAGAAGGAGCAGTGAAAAGGCGGATCTTAGATCTTGGCATCGAGGGACGCCCGATGCGGAAGCCGAACAAACCATGGACAGAGGATGAGGTGGAGAAGCTCCTCAGAATGAAAGAGCGGGGATACGACTGGATACACATGAGCCAGGAGCTGGGACGCAGCTCACTGGCTGTCCGGGGAAAGTATGAGAGACTGCAGAACCCGGAATACATGAAACGATACAACAGAGGGAAGGCATCCGATTACAGCTACGTCGGACTCCGGGACGTTACGCCAGATCAGATCCGGGAAAATTTGACACTGGCAGACGGTTCCGAGTTTCAGGATGCCCCCCCCCTCAAGACAATCACATCATAGCAGAAGAAAGGAGATGATGCAACATGGTGCAGGTTCAGTGCGAGGCATGCGGGAAGATCTTCTACAGGAATCCATCGCAGATAAGATCGCACATCTTCTGCAGCAGGGCATGCTCCAGGGAATACAGAAGTAAGCGGATGCAGGAATACAACCGCACAGAAAATCCGATGAATAAGAGCAGCGGATGGAGCCCGGGGCGAAGGGAAGCCGTAAGAGAGCGGGAGCAGAGGAATAAGGGACCGTGTAAGGTGGATACATATCCAAAGGATCATGGAAGGCATGAGCATAGAGTTGTGGCAGAGAAGATGCTGGGGCGCCCGCTTAAGCCAGGAGAGGTAGTCCACCATAAGGACGGAGACAAGCACAACAATGATCCTGAAAACTTAATGATATTCAAGAGCCAGAAAGAACATGTAAAGTACCACATTGAACATCCGGAAGAAAGCGGAGTGGTACTTGGAAAGGGGATGATGAGATGAGCAGCCATATTAACAGAGGCTTCGGCCTTTTGTTTGAAATGGGCTGCGGTTAGCAAAACACTGACCGCACTCGCTATCGCAGGAGCTGCGTATAGCATGAAAAAAATCGAGAAGGTCCTGATCATAGCACCGACGTCAGTCGTTGCGGTGTGGCCGAAAGAGTTTCAGGAATTCGCGGACTTTAAATATACCTGCAGGACGCTCCTGGGAGAGAAGAGCCAGAGGATCAAGCAACTCGACGACCTGATGAAGTTTCCGTTCAAAGCACTGAAGGTGGCCGTAATCAATTATGAGAGCACCTGGCGCCCCGGAATCTTTGAAAAACTGGAGGAGTACGATCCGGACATGATCATCTGCGACGAGAGTCAGAGGATCAAGACCCACGATGCAGCGCAGAGCAAGGCGATCCATAAGCTCGGAGACCAGGCGAGGTACAAGCTGATCCTTTCCGGAACTCCGGTCCAGAATAATGCGATCGACATCTTCAGCCAGTATCGCTTCCTGGATCCGAAGATCTTCGGGACAAACTTCTATCAGTTCCGGAACCGATACGCCATCATGGGCGGTTTCAATAAGAAACAGATCATCGGATACAAGGACCTGGATGGGCTGATCAAGAAAGAACACAGCATCGCCTTCCGGATCACAAAGGAAGAAGCCATCGATCTGCCGGAGCAGACCTTTGAGACCAGGCACATCACAATGGATAAGAAGGAGCGCGAACTGTATGACCGGATCAGGAGAGACAGCTACGCAGAGCTCGACAGCGGAGGCCAGATCACAGCGACGACCGTCCTGACGAAGCTCCTGCGGCTGCAGCAACTGACCGGAGGGTTCCTGGTAAAAGACGACTCAGCCCGGCCGGAGCTGGTGAGCCGATCAAAGCTGGATGCGCTGGCTGACATCATTCAGGATTACGTGGTGGGAACAGGGAAGAAGCTGGTGATCTTCGCCAGGTTTATCCCGGAAGTAAAGGCGATCATCGAACTGGCAAAGAAGGAACTACCATCCGGGAAGAAGGCTGTGGCCATCTACGGAGACATCAAGAAAGAGGACCGCGGAGCCATCGTGAAACAGTTCCAGGAGGATCCGAACACAGTGCTCTTCATAGGGCAGATCGACACGGCCGGCACCGGAATCACGCTGACTGCAGCAGACACATGCGTGTATTACAGCAAAAACTTCAACTACGCCACATACAGCCAGAGCCTCTCCAGGATCCACAGGATCGGGCAGCGTAACACCTGCACATACATAGATCTGGTAGTGGAGAAGACGGTGGATGAGATGATCAGCAAGGCGCTGGCCAAGAAAGAAGACATGGCCAAAACGGTCGTGGATAACTGGAGGGATTTTTTCTAATGAAAACCATAATTGAAATGGGAGAGATCGGAAGAGCGTCGTGTAGGGAAAGAGTGTAGATCTC